TCTATCTCCCTCCTTTAAGGAACTCACATGAAGGTAAATATTCACCAAGCACCTATCAAATCCTTGTGTGTAGTATCCGGGATTCGTTCTTTCATCAAAAACAGAAGATATGATGGACCTTGCATGTAGAAGTATGTCCCAAGATGATGCTGTAACGGGATTTGACCTAATTAAGTAGAGTGCCATATTTGAATTGATTGCCCAGTCATTGTAAGGAACAAGGTTAGGTTTCAATTTTATTACTCCTCCAAGTTTCTCTGATATCTGACAATGATTGTGAATGACATCTATTGCCCAAAAGGAATCAAATTTCCCCAATCTTCGTGCCAATAACCTCTTATATTTCCTCATATTGTCTTTAGATGAAGTTTCAAAATATTTGACTTCTACTGGGTCAGATCTGCTTCTGAAATACTTATCAGGTGACTGCTCAATATAATTTAGAATAACATTATAGGCCCTCTCTAATTCTACATCATCATTATAATACAACAGAACAGATGAAGCTGTGTTTATTCTATGTAGAGCCCCCTCCATAACAGCAATCTCAACATCCTCAGGAAGAGAATCAATAACACTTTTACATAACTTCCCGTTTACTATAACAGTGCCTTTAATCAGCCTATTTTTGATCTCATAAAAGATGTTCACCCTCAATACAAATTTGTAATCTGCAACTATAGGAACCTCTGGATCAGCTGTTTGCGAATCCAAAGAGTTACAAATCAATAACATTGCAATAATATTGTGTAATCGGTATCTACTAATAGCATCTTGCGCTGTATCAAATAGACCAAGATATGAAGCTGAAACATTGATAACTTGGGACATTATCTCCATAGGGTGCTCCCCTAAGGGTGTGACATTATCATTAAAATCAACAAGACTCCTTATTTTGTTTGGCCTTAGTAGAGCTTCTTTGAGTATTTTAAAATTAATAAAATATTCTACTTCCCACTTCCGCATGTCAAAATACCTCTTTCCTCCAGATTTGTTTACATCAACAAAGGAGGATACACCCCATCCATTGAATGACCGGGTTATATCCTCAACAAGTTCTTTAGATATCTTAAAGAAGCTTCCTGTATTGTCACTCTCATCAGGTAATTCATCCCACCAGATTGGGTACGCTGCTGTAGGTGTTGAAGAAAGTACTCTATCAATGAACAATATGGTTTTGTTACCATCTGGTCCCTTGTATACAGATGTCCACTTGCTCTCCTCAAAGGCTACCTTCCATGGGACAAGTGCGTAAGCTTGTTCTACCATCTCGGTTTTGACCTTATATAGCTTATTAATCAACATACCACCACCTACAAGCCTAGATGTTCTAGCAAAAACTTCATCCCATAGACCTCTTCGAGTAAGAAACGGTACTATGGGCTCCTCTAGCAGGTAGACACCCTTGTTGGTTATACTGGCTGCCTCAGAGCTTGATAGACTGAAATCCAGCCATACTGTTCTTGAATTAACATTTCTAGTGTTAGAAAATATGTTTGCTGTACTATAATGCTTATCCCCATCCATGGGTCTTATGATGTCACCCTCTAGTGATTGAATACCCTTTATACCTTGACTCTCATTTGTAAATATATGAGACATCATGATTGATACCGCCATAGCATGAATAACAGGCACAGATCCTTCATTGTAAAATGTTCCTCTCTTGGTGACTCTTGTTTCCTTACCTTGAGACTTGTACACAACATCAAAGTTTCCAACATTACACATTATTATCCATTTGCAATTAACATCTCTGTTCCCCTTGGATACCTTGTACTGGTCATATGTTCTATATAGACCCACTTCAGCCCAGTCAGAGAACCTGCATATAATAGCCTCACCTACCTTAGGTATAAAACACCTAATGAAATGGAAATTAACAGATGAGGTCTTTGCCAACCACAACATAGCTGTGAATACTGAAGTTGACCATGTTCCCTCATACCTTATGTTTCCAGTTGACATAAACTCCCTCAGGCTACTCTGAACCACAACCGGATGATCTCGACCCGAGTCATTTTGCACTTTTATGGTTTTGATTTGAGAATCTAATAGTTCTTTGTACTCAGCCATTTTCAAGGTTAACGCTAGTGGTCGACTTATAAGATCTAAAGGCTGTTTAATTCTAACAGCAACCGAGACTGGCCCAACCCCTTCTGTGTTGTAACCCTCAGGTATGTAAAGTTGTTGATCCCATGAGTAAAAATCTTGAACATACCCTCTAGCAAACTCTGCAGTCCCGTCCATAGTGTTGGATACCTTTGCTACACCTTCCATTCCCTTTGGGACATATAATGCTACCAAGAGTCTTGCATGTCTATTTAATGCTTGATGATCTTTAATCCTGAACCTATCTAAGATTCCACCTGTTGTCCTTAACAGTGAAGTGAACTCTGGGTCATGCTCCAGGTAAGGATATAACCTGTATACCATTCTTTGGCTGTCGCCCTCTTCAAGATTAAAATAAGGCATAGGCTTTCTTTGCTCTTCCCAGTATTTAGCTTCCTTTTCTCTATCTGAGAATCTCTCATACCACAAAGCAAGGCAGTACATGAATTTCCGAGGATCATAAACAGTGGCAGTCAAACCAGAAGATATCTTCCGATACTGAGCATTTATGCCCTCATAAGGGGTTATCCTATCTATTATTCTAATATCTCCAAATGCAGTAATTCCCATTGTAACAGGTTTGGCATAAATCTCCTCGAGGGTTCTAAACGCAGCATCATGAATATCCGGTACTTGAAAAGAAGTGTTGTGAGCAAGCACATCTATATACCTAGTCATTTGGAGCAAACTGATACTGGTTTCTCTCTCAAACCCTTGCGACACAAGGAATGTTGTGACTTGCTCATTGAAGGGCCAGCTAATTTGTCTCGACTGATAACCCATTCTTGCAATTTGGTGAATATCAGGGGAGTTTCTAACATTCTTGGTTTGATAAGCTGGATTGTTGTACCTGTCGATCAGACTAACCATAGCTTGTGCTGTGCTAGCGCTAGGAATCAGCTTCATTAATCCCATTTGGTCTGACACTGCTTTTACTAACTCTTCCCCTTGTTTTCCTTCAGCTTTCTTCCCTAAAATTCTTTTCAACTCAGGTTCCATTAGTTTTAATTCCTCAGCTTTATCTACATCGAGTTTCTTCCTCCTGTTGATAGTTATGTAGAAGTCCTTAAGGGTCTCGAATCCAGATGTAAAAGGGTCGTAGGTGTCCAATTCATTATCACTTACTATTTTGGTTATATCCATTGCATCCCCTGGATCAAATCTGTTGGGGTTGAGTGACCCTGTTGGTCTGTCTGTGGTTCTATTCTGGAGATTCCATATTAGCCCAGTATTGAACATCAATGATATCCTCCTTTTGATTATATTGAGGGGTTTTGGGGTATTCACTGGGTATATCTGCGAATCTATCACCTTGGATAGAGTTAAGAGTCTAGTTGTATTAGCCCTAAACCCAGTAAGTAATATTTGATCGGGTGTTGCCCACCACAAACCGAATAGCTCAGGAGGGCTGTATACGCTTCTATACTCCAAGTCTAAGCCAAATCTGGAGCTGATAAATCCATTAACCAATAACAATGTGGAGGCAACAGATACAGCAGGAGCCTGGTGGATCAACATCGCATAAACCCGACCAACGCTAGCAAGAGTATCCATCGCAGGAGACTTACCAGGCATCTCGGCCGCTATCTTGGCTGTATACCTGACAAGAGGTTCAAAGATCTTTCCCGTAGATGTTGTAACAGTTTGTAGCATTTCTGAAGCAGATCCGTAGCTGGTTTTCAGCATAGATGACCTCTGTGAAAATAAACGAGGGATAAAGAACTCTAGAGCCAAGTAGAATTTTGCCATATACGAATCCGGGAAGTTATATCGGGTGGTTCTTTCATAATCAATTTTGAACCCCCCAGATATAGGCTGCATTATTCCCAAATGCCCGTTACTTAGGAAGAATTTGCCCCGACCTTCCGGATAAGAAAGTGCTTCCATCATTTCAGGGATTATATATCTATCAAAAATATCAGGGTCCGGAATGCTGAAAGCTGTGTGATCCTTAGAATCATCTGAGTGGGTATCACTTGATATTAATGTTGATATATCTCCCTCAAGAATCAATGATATAACCCTATGTTTTATCTCTGCAATGTGGGTTGCCTGAACAGACCACACAGCATTAAAGACACCTAATGTTCCCCCACTAGACCTCACAAACCCCACATAAGCTATTAGAGGTTTTAGGTACTTGTCGTTCTTTAACAAGTCATTTTTCAAAATACCGTTAAGAGCTTTAGCAAATACAGTGTCTTCCTCCAGCTCCTTCAAGTGCTTTTCAGCTCTCTGGAAATGTTTCAACTCCTCCTCATAATCATTCCCTAATTTCTTCTTAGCTGCCCTATAAGCAACAAAATCTTTGTGCTGCTGATGGGGCATTAAAAGGATTCGCCTCTTTAACATCATAGCAAAATAGCTTAAAACTGCATATTCCTCCTTTGTTATATAGCCTGAATCGACAAACGCCTTTAATTGCCACTCCATAGCTTGAACAGAATATGTGTCACCAAATTTGGTCTTATCAGAAGTGACTGACATAGAGAATTGTCCTCTTTGTATGTTCTCTATCTTTCTCTGAGCCTTAATATACTTGTGCAAGCCCTTAACCATAATCAAATCATGTGGATTCTTTGTTGCAATCAATAGAGGACGCCCAGTGTAGTCCCATAGGATATTACAATTTCTATTCATCAACATCTGGATGAAGAAAGCCCTCTTTGAGTAGTCAGTTTGATCATCCTTGAGAGCCATTGTTAACAGCACCAATGGTTGTAATGTAGCCACATCAAGCAGTGCCAGTTCCTCTAATGTGAATTGTCTGTTTGGGTTAAACCATCTAGGTATGGGCATGTGATATAGACCTCTTAATTCTTCACTAGACAATAGAGTTTTATGAAACTCTTGTGCTCTTATCAGTGCTGACCCCGTGGTGATTGACTCTAAGGCCGGGTACGCTTCAGGTCTGGTTTTCTCAATCACTAGATCTTTTCTTATATAGCCCTTCATCTCTTTGGGCATATTGGTTTTAGAAGGGGCATTGCTACTCATGATATGAGAGTCCCATTTTTCCCTAAACTCATTCTTTCGGAGTTTGGTCAAGGGCTCATTCCACTCCTCAATCCTTAACTTCTCGAAAGAGTATATTGTCTCCCCATGATAGGCAAACTTGTCCCAATCCAGTCTACCTGTTTTCTTATCCACAAACAGAAGCTTATCACAAAACCCGGTGATAGACATAGAACCTAGCTTTGGATCATAAACACTGGGGTGGAAGTTTGAGTTTTCATAAATTTGTTCAAATATGATATTCTCCTTGTAAAACTTCCCTAGTAGGAACTTTGGGTCAGCACCATCCTTTTTTGACAATAGCTGTTTCATGTACCCTAACATGAGAAAACCTATCCAACCACTAGTTTTAACCTCAAATATAGGGTGTTGGATACCTACTAATTGTGAGCCCTCAGCCCCAAATGCGCTTGCATAGACTTCTTGACAGTATCTTCTATGGTTTTTCTTCAATCGATACAACAGTGTCGCTGCCATGGGACTTCTTATCTTGATAACAGCAAACTTACCTTCTATCTCATGCTTACCAAAGCAGCCACGGGTGTAAGCCGCCTTCTCCATAAGATACGACCAATCAAGTGCAAGTTTCATCTGTCTACTGAAATTCCACCCCATAGACCAGAACAGCATATCATGGTGTATTGGTTGCTTTATATGATACATGGTGACCGCAGTACAAAGAAACCCCCAGTAATGTTCATTAGCTCTTATGGCTGTCTCCCAGTTAACCCTAAAGGGTTTGGTGCACCAATATACAAATTTAGATGTTCTAACTGTTTTGATAGGTCCCATCCATGGGATTTCAAGAGTTTCGGGCCACTCATCAACACTTACCTTCCCAAATGCAACTATAGCCCCACTCAGTCTCTCATTGGGGCATGGAGTACACATACAGCTTATTCCCGTTATTTTATCCTGTATTATCATGGTTTCATTTGGTCTCATTTTCTTGGTTAGATTTCGAGCCATAGAAGCTGTGAGTTTGATGAGGAATTTCTGCCACACATGCATCATCTTAAATCCCAACGTAGCGGTTACAATATCGATTGCTTCCTTACCATCCTTAGCTAGTTTATTGCTCAACTCATTTAACCATGAGTTCTTAGGATAGGCATCAACCACAGTTGGTATAGGAACCTCTATTGTAGGCCCTTTTAACCCTTGCAAAGATTCCTCTATTCCCCCCTTACCCTTATACCAATCTGCAATTTCTATAGATGATGGGTCCGAGGGTGTATTCTCAAGGGCCTCCTCTACCTCTCTTTCTATAGTCTCCTGTAGATTCTCTGGCTCAACTTCCGTTCCCATACTTCTAAGCCTCTTTATGTGATCCAACCACACCTTTACTTGAGGTGTCTCAACCGCACCCTCTACAGGTTCTGTCCTGTCCTTCTTGT